TAACTTATTAACCGTAACTAAAGAGTTGTCTCCATTCTCCATGCCATCAGAAACATATTCAAGTATGCAAATTTGACCTGCCATACCTGAGTCAAAGTTAATCACACCATTCTTCTTATCAATATTGAATGTAGGATTAAAATTAGCCGTTTCTGTGTTGAGTCCAAACGCAGCGCCTATACTATAATCAAAATACCACATGCCGTCTACATCCCATCCCCATTGCCCATTAAACTGATGGCCTTCGTTTAAGTATATGCTTTTCTTTAGTTTGTGTATTCTATCGTAGTCAATATTTGAATCTTGAGGCCTTAAGATATTACCAAATTGGTCAAACAATATGTTACCCTGATTATCTTGAAGGTATGCGCTTGAAGATAGCGTTTGAATGTTCTCAGTTAATGGTCTTAAGTATCCGTCTTTATACAATGATATCCTAACCCAATTAACAAAATCTTGTGGCAAAACGTATCTAAGAGAGTCAACTACTGACAACTCCAATACTTTTATTTCCTTGAACGCATCGTAGTTCAGTTCTTGTATTGCTCTTTTAGCATGGAAGAGTATCTTGTACTTCTCCTCGTTGTTTATTAGAGAGTGGTTGCCAGTGTGCATCAACATGAAATTGTTGACTATATCAAACAAGCTTACATATTGATAAGACCCCCAATTTGCATTTTGGGGTGCGTTACCTGAGTTTGCGTAGTATTGATAATCTGATATGTATGCCATTGGTTATTATTGTTGTTGACTAAATGTTGGTTGTTCGTGCTGTTCTTGAGCTATTGCAAATTGAGCAACTTCTGATTCGCGTATAGATATGCCACAATACTGAAGAATCTTCATTATTAATTTAAACTCATCTTCTTGAGGCAATTCAAAATCTTGGTAGTCAGGCTGAGATTGGTCAAAAATTGGTTCTCCTGCAGCAAGTGTAATGTACGTCCACTTTGGCTCCTTAGGATACCTAAAGTAGGCGCACTTAACTTGACCTAATAGACCAAGTGTGAATGTTGTAGATATAGGATACAACTGCATTAAAGTATTGTCTTGCGTATAAGCAGGGAACATACTGCTTGGTGCAGTTATATTAGATAGGTTAAGACTTATAATCTTACCTGCACTCACTTTCTCTGATTCTACATATTCTTGTGCTGATATTATATAATAGTCGTCTCCTGTTACAGGAAATATATCAGCACTTAAAAGTAATTCTATATTATTTAATGTATAATATACTATTGCAGTTTGAGGAGGGGATGCGCTCCAATTAACAACTATATCTCCGGGGTTAACTAATCCTAAGAATGTAGCTGTGTTATCTATTAATCTAAACGCTGCAGTACCATCATTTGTACTATCTGTAAGTTTTGTAGGATAGCAAACAACCCTATTAATCATGTAAGATTCGTTACCTGTAGTTGTTAAAGATGGAATATAAAATCTATTTCTTGTTATACTTGGATTATCATAATCAAATGGCTGCAAGAAGTCATCAACTAAAAAATACTCCATGGTCTCTGATATAGCCTTATTCAAATCAGCATAATCGCTACCTGATGTACGAGCATTCTCAGCGTTAACAACTTTGTTGTAATTACTAAAATACTCTTCATAAGCCTCTAACTGAGCTTGTTTTGCAAACAGATTAAAATCAGATGGAGATATATAGCCGTAGTTATTTTTATTAAGCACAGATAGCACTGTGTTTCTAACTGAGTTTATCATTGCTCACTTTTTTACAAATATACAAAAAAAAAGAGGGCGTTGAAACGCCCTCCCAAATCAAACACTAAACACACATTAGTTTCCCATAGTAGTCTCTAACATTTTTAGAGAATCTATCCCTTCATCACTTTGAAGGTAAGACGCTGCTGACTCATGTGGGTCATCGCCAAATGGAACAGACATCATTTTCTTCTTATTCGTTGCGGTATTGAACCATACTTCTTTCTCATTATTTTTAAGAACTAATAGTTTGCTATCAAAAAACTGACGCACTTTAGCATGAAACTTTAGCTCAGGGTCATTAACTAAGTTTAAAAACTCTTTTGGATCATTCTTAGCAAATACCAATATATCTCTTCTTAATTCAGCAGTAGATATTGTTGATGGGTCTTTTCCAAACATCACTCTTGTAAGCATTTCTATTTGCTCAATAGATAACTGACGAGCTTCTATTAAAGCGTCTACTTCAATATTCAATTCGTAAACCTCTTCGCTTGCTTCTTTCTCTTTATCTACTTCTCCAAATATTATACCATTTAATGGATGGTAATGCAAAAATTGTTGTAATACAGGATTGTTTTTTGGAACATGCAAAAGACCATCTGAAAAGATAACCGGTTCTAAAATTGCATTTCCATCTTGCTCATCTTCAAATGGAGACTTTTGATTAACTGCATATCTCAATGCGCGATTAACATTATTCTTTTCATCATACCACATCAAAGGAAAGCGTGGGTGATTTCTTGATGAAAGCGTATAAGACAGTGGACTGCCTTGCTTAAGTTTATACGTTTTATTTGTGGGAGTTGTATTCTTTGTCATTTTATAAGATTTAATTTAATTAAAGTTATTAAAAAGGAGCGTCCATTACAGACGCTCCTATTTTATTTTTCGCACCTACTATCCATAACGGAATAATACGAAGTTGTTTGCACCTAAAGTACANACACAACGCTCAGAAAGGAAGTTGACCTCCATTGCATCTAAGTCGCTTGTTTGAGCACCACCGGCAGAACCTGTAATCCAAGTTTTGTATCTGCGGTCTTCAGCTTCAGAAGCACGGTATCTAACGTGTAAGAATGGTCTCTTAGCGTTTTTACCCATGATTTGATCGTAAACTGAAGTAGAACCTGCAGGAACCAATAAACCTGTAACAGTTCCTGTTGCAGTAGCAAGAGTTCCGTTCAAGCCACCACGCATTGTTGGGTCATTTAAGTATTTCCAATCAGACTTGTAGAAATCGTAACCTCTACGGAATCCTGTGAAACCTAAATTTAATGCCATTGCAACATCATTGTCAAACAAACCGAATGAAGCACCTTGAGCAGGGGCAGTACCACCTGTTCCTGCAGTACCTAATCCATTCAATCCTGCTAACATGTTGTCAATGTCAAAACTTAATCCACGATTACAGAATACTACATTTTCCTCAATCGCTCCTTGCTTATCCAAACGAGACACAATTGAATCCCAATCAGAAAGAGATGTTGGAGTACCTGCACCCCATACGTTACCACGATTGTTTACAACGTAGAAGATACCTTCAGAACCTTTGTTACCAACTGTTGTGTTAGTAGTTTGAGTAGCAACACCCGAGCCAGCTGCAGCAGGAACGGCTTCAATCATTGCAGTCTCAAGATAATCTTCAAAACGAAGACGAGTCTCGTGCTCTGATTTCAAATACCATAAGTAACCTGTAGCACCGTTCTCGGTTGTAACCTCAACCCAACCAATTTGAGCCATATCAGAGCCATTTACAGCGTACTTGTCTTTGATGATGATTGGAGAGTTAGAGTAGATATCATCTTCTGCTTCCAAAGAGCCTACCATTCCATTTTGGCCTTTCTTAAACTCAGAACCATAAATGAATACAGTACAAATAGTTGATACAGCAAATGCCTGACCACCTGATTCGTAGTAAGCTACAGTGAAAGTAGTTGCAGTTGGAACAGCAATAACGATTCCTTTATTGAAAACACCTGAAGTGTTTGATTGAATCATTACAGTTTGACCAACTCTAATTGCGATGTAAGTAACACCTGAATCAGCTACCGTAAAGGTTGCTGTAGTTGCCGCAGCAGCTCCTGCTGTAGTACATGAAGTGTACTTAATGTGAAGACGGCCTTGTTCTGCCCATTTGATTTGGTCAGAGTTAGAAGGCATTTCAGCGCCTACCATTCTTAAGAATGAAGATACTGTTCTGTTGCCATAACGCTCAAACTCTTTCTCATAAGTATCAGGAAGATACTGATTCAAGAAGTTGAAGCTTGTTATGTAGTTTGTTGATAATGCCACCTGTTCTGCTGCCGGTTGCAGCGCAAAGGTTGGATTACTTAATAAATTACCTGCCATTTTTTTTAATTTTTAATTGTTTTTAAATACGTTTAATACTGCGGATTTTCAAGCTTCTGCCTGAATCAGGGTTTACCGCCCTCACCTGCATTCCGTCTCCTGACTTAGTAACCTCAGGCGCTCTACGCTCAGACATGTTTATGTTCTTTGTCTTACGCATTACATCATCAGTTGCATCAGCCATCCCTTGCTCGTAAAAATACTTTGCAAACTTATCGGGATGCATCGCAATGGCTAAAGACTTGTGGTATCCTGTCGCATCTTTCATTAGGCCATTCTCATCTAAGAATTTACCAATGAAGCTCGAAGGATTAGATTGAACTTTTTTCAACTCAGTGGCATCTCCCGGAGAGAACGAAAATGACTTGTCATTTATCTTGAACTCAAAACCTTTGAACTCATTACTAAATACATCATTTGTCTTTTGGTCGAACCAACTGCGTTTGCGTTCATTTTCTTCTTGAACCGTCTTAGCTTGCTGTATATATTGCTTGTAAGACTCGTACTCTTCTTTTTCTGCTTCAGGAACAAACGCCGCGCTTGACTCAAGGGGTACTTTGTACTTTTCCTTCTGCTCATTAAAGAATTTCTTAGCCTCAGCTACAATTTTTTTCTTTGCAATTTTTACCTTCTTTATAGACGACTCGTCATCAATATCTTCGTCATATCTATAATCATCCATAAGTGTCTCGATATCATCTTCGTCAAGACCTTGCTGTGTGGAAGAAAGGTACTCTTTTAATAACACGTCTGAATCAAGAGTATCGTAATCCTTTTTTAATTTAAGGAAATCCTCAAATCCTCTTCCTGTATCTTTCTTATACTTCATATAAGCAGCTACGTCTTCAGGTAAAGGCTCAGACTCTTGTCTTTCAGCAACTAAATCATCAAAAGAGTTTATTTGCTTGTTATATCTCTTACCAATATATGAAAGAACTTTTTGCTCATCTAATTCTTCTTCTTGAATAACCTCAGGCGCTGCTTCCGCAATAACCTCTGCAATCGGCTCGGGCTTAGACGTACCCGATAAATCTAATTTAATAACGCCGTTTACTTCTTCTTCATGTCTTTTAAGTAACTCTTCTTCTACTTGAGCAACTCCTTTTTCTTCTCCTGAACCTAATACTTTTACTGATTTAAATTCCATTTGATTAAATTTTATTTGTTACAAAATTATATTAAATATTTGACTTTTTTAACGAGGCTCAAACTCGCCCATATCAAAGCCATCTAAGCTATCCTCATTTGATTCAAAGTTTAAAGGAGGAAGATTGTTCTTTCTCTGATCTATAAGCTTTGATTGCTGAGTGTTCTGTATGCTTATTCTCTTATTCTTCTCGTCTTCTTTCATCTTATCCCTATTGCTTATCTTTCCAATCTCCATGTCGTGCAACTTGAGATTATAGTTAAACTCTTCTGCCATCAACTGAGATTTAAATTGCATTTCTTGCTGAAGCTTTTGTATGTCAAACTGAACTTCGGCTTGTTTTATTTTTATCTTGGAGTTGGTCTCTGCTTCTATCTTTAACATTGCAGTTTGAGCAGCAATTTGCTGAGATTGCATTTGCTGTTGCGCAATCATAGATTGTTTTTGCATATCCATCTTGTCTGCAGCGTCTTGCTTTTTAACTCTTTTCATTTTTAAAAGCTGATTAGCAAGCTTTAGGTTCTTTACTTCTCTTATGTCAATAGCATCCTCAAGATTAATGTCTCCTTTTGATAATGCCATTTGGATATTTGCTTCAAGCTGCGCTTTTTGTTCTTCATCGGGAGATACTTCAATGAATATACCAAAATCGTAAATGTATAAATCCGATATGTCATTTAATATAGATACATTGTATTTACCAATTTTGTTGGCAAAGTCGTCTTTAAAATCAGAATATTCTAAGATGTCTGCGACTCTGTAGGTTAAAGCCTCGGCCATTGTTCTGTATATAAATAATGCCCCATCAAGAATATGCCTTGTTGCAGTATTTGAGTTTAGTGCAGCTAGTTTCTGTAGACCAACCAAAGAGTCAGGGTCAGGCATTGAGCCATCCCTTGCTTCATTTAGTCCGGTAACCGCCCTAATCATGTCCATGTAGTGATTGTAGTTGGCTATAAGCATCTGAGTTTTACTTGCTCCTGAGTTCGATGTCAACTGCGTAATAGGAACTCTTGCATTGTTAAACTCTCCATCTTGCGTATAGCTACGTCCAATAACACTACCTGTTTGGAAATACAATCTAAGTGCATCCTCAGGATTGTAAGCATTGCCTGTGCCTAAGTCTACTTCATTCAATCCATCAGCATCTATGAATACGCCATCAGGAACAACACGAGCAATTACTTGCTGAAGCTTCAAATGCGTAATCTGAATCAAGTCAGCAAATGGTATCATTCTTCTTACTAAAGACTCAATAACTCCTTTGTACATACGTGGAGCACATGCTACATAGTTTGGAAGCGCGTGCTGAGAAGATGATTTTGGACGCACCATGTTTTGAGCTAACTCCCACTTTAATAAGATATTAGTTCCCATTACCATGATGCCTTCATACCAAACATCAATGGTCTTTTCCATTTTCACAAAGTTGCCTTCCTCCATCATCTCTACAGGAGGATTGAATGTATCGTCTTTCTCAATTACACGAGAACCTCCATTTTCAAGTATCTTCTTTTTATAAACAAACTTCTTTGTTGATTTATAATTGAAGTACAATAATGTACAGGTATCCTTGTGAAATAAACTATTTTGATAAAATTGAGCTACGTTATAATAGTCATACCAACTTTGACTATACTGAGTTATTTCTTGCAAATCTTCTTTTGTCAAAGATTGGTCAATCTTCATTAGCTCAGTAATTGGCATTGTTTTAATCTCTCCCCAATAAAAGCAATCTCTAAAGTATGGGTCTTCAGTATAACTGTAAACCACATTTGCAGGATCAACATAAGATACCTTTACGCCTGCTCCCGGCAAAAACTCGTGTTTAGCGACAGCGATTCCCAAAACAGTCATGTCGTAGTCAAGCCTTTTGCGTATATCTTGGTAGTGATTTTCGTCAAATATTGTATTGATAGCCTCTTCTTCGGCAATCTCTATAGCAGGCTTGTAATTAAGCTGCATATAAAGATTTAGTTCTTCATCTGTATTTGGCAGCTCCTCAGAGTCCATTGTAAATCCATCAAACCCTGTCTTTTCTTTTACAAGACTCAATATGTCTTTAGAAACCATTTGAGCCTCTAACATATCTTGATACTTGCTTCTCTTTGCTTGAGACATTGCATCTTGCGAATAGGCTTTAACCTTGAATAGCCTATCTGCCATTCCATTAACAACAATATCAACAAACTTTGGAATGATTGGAACCGGAGTCCAGTCTAAATTTAAATAAGATAAGTCTCCGTCAATAGCCAATTCGTTCTTGTACTTAGCAACAGACTGCTCACCTCTTGCATACAACCTTACTTTATGGAAGTCTCTCCATTGAGCATAGTATCTACATGAGCTGCTATCTTTTCTAAACCATTCGTATTGGATTGCTTGTCCTACTTGGAGTCCAAACTCTTGAGATGCCTTTTCCGCATCAGAAGCTAATTGACTCGGAAATGTTGTAGATTTTATATCTATTGCTATATTTTTCATCTAATCAATTGACTTGTGTTACCATCATTGCTATACCTTGCGAAGTTAATACTAATTTTTGACTCTTTTTTTTCAGGCATGTACATGTGTTTTTGATTTGCCATGATGGCTAACCCTGAACTAATACAAGCATCAAAACGAGTTCTGTCATTGATATCAAATTTCGCCCAATCCTCAAGCGTTCTTGTGAACGGCATCGTTCCCATGTCATCTTGAGCTCTATACATTCCTGTAAAATCCATTCCCACAAACTTCTCTATGTATGACTCTATTGCTGCAGCGTGCACTTGCTTGACATCTTCAGAAGAGTTTGGTATTCCTCCAAGTTCTCTTTCCGTAGCGTTAAGCTTGTTATATTGCTTATCAGGTCTATTCAAACAGAAACCTCTGTACCCCCTATTTTTAAAGTGATACAGGAGTCTTGGTTTATTATTTTCTATAAGTATCGGCATCCCAAAAAATACACAAGCCATAAGTACCTCTTCAAAAAATATCTCAGCCGTTTGAGGACGAGCAATATACTCTAAGAAAAACTGATTAGTTGGAGCATCGTCCATGTGAAACTTAGTCATCCCGTGAAGCGCACCATTAGACCCTCTGCCTCCAACAACCGCAGATATATCGTAGGAGTCACAGCCAAACGAGCCGATATGCTCATTGCCCGGATACTTTATTCCATTTCTGTCGTGAACATTGTTTTGAAGATGCTTTGCAGGTGTCCAACTAACTAAGAATCTGCCTCTGCTATCAGGAGACCATATAACCTTCGTATCTTTTACTCCGTCCTGCCAATGAAATGTACCGCGAGTCAAGTAGTGCGCCTGAATCATTGAGTCGTTATAGTCAATCTGCTGATAAATCTTTGTAAGATTAAAAAGAGACTGCTTGCTCTCATCTCTAAACGCATGAGACTCTGTTCTTGGGAACTGACGATAGAACTCATTGAGTGCATCAGCGTCATTCTTAAGCGAATCAACCTCTGCCTCCCAATAATCAATGGCTCCGTTTCTAATCCAACCATTGTCAACACCCTTTATCTGTTCAGCAGGCTTCTTCAGTACAGGCATGCCATACAAGTCAATAAACCCTTCCATATTCCACTCCATGGGGATAAACAATGCGTATAGCCCACTCTTGGTCTGACCATTTGCGTTCCTATTTGCTACGCGAGAGTCTTCATAAATCTCTTTGAAGTTCTGACCGCCTTTATTAAGCGCATTAGATGTAGAACCCATCATACACTTTCCAATTATCTTGCTACCTAAACGCAAACAAGTCTTAGTGATACGCCAATTCTCCTTTATATTCTGAGGCTTGGTCCACTTTCCGCTCTCGTCATGAGCCAAGAATAGTAGTTTCTCTCCATCATAAGAGTTATCCTCTGTATTTTTCCAATCTATAGTAGTATCTAACCCTTTTATGTCGTCATTCTCTATCTCGTACATGTTCTTCTTGGTAATCTTTGAGGCAGGAACTCTAAATGCCAACTCAGTCTTTGGCTTATCCATACCATCCATGATTGGCTTGAAGAAGAACGGCAGGCGACTATTGATAGGAACAACCTTGTCGGTAAACATCTTCTTAGCATCACTACCTGTCTTTGACAACATACCCACACGAGCATCACTTGCAAGCGTTCCTATATTGATACATTCTGATGATGCCATAAACGAGAATCCTGAACGTCTTATCTTCAAGTACACCATTCCGAATGACCTTGTATCTGCCTTGCATGCCTCCCAAAATATCCAATAGATTCTGTTGGCCTCTCTGAAATCAGGATAGCCAACGTCAATACTTGCCCACTGAAGGTACATCCAATGAGACCCGGTTATGTAGGTAGGCTTTCCGTTATTCATGAACCAAAATCCTTCCTCTCTATAATCAAATTGTTTCTCAATGTAATCAACCCAATGGTCTTTAAACTGAGCAGGTTTCTCATTCCAATGAAATATTGATTGAACTTTAGAGAGCTCTTTAGGGTATGGCTCTCTTTCCCAATGCTGCTCGACTTTCTTGTCGCTCCTCTTCTTGCAATCCTTAGGAGCAAGTGGTAACGCTATGTTTAATCCTGAGATGTTATATACCTCTCCTATCTGACCTGTCTTTGATATAACAACCATATCATACTTTGGGTCATACCCATACTCCCACTTATTCGACTTATTCTTTGAAGAAAGAACAGCCGATGGTATGAAATTGTCCAATACCCTATATATATTATTTTGACCTTCTTTCTGCAAATCCTTGTTTTGTATCTGTTTTACTTACTCCCTTATCAATAGCGTCTATATTCTCTCTTTCACTTTCTATTCTATTTAAAATCTCAAACGCATCAAATATGGCTAACTTCTTTGTAGCTGCAGCATTTTTTAGTTTGTCAGCAGCCAAGTCGTTCCCATCATCATCAGGTTTCAATATTGAATCCTCGGCAACTTTAATTAGTTCTAACACAGCCTTGTGCCCTGCTTCTATAATCTTTAATTTGATATCCTTGTTCGTCATAACTTAATTGTTATTTGATTGTCGTACATTCTGTATAACTTCTCTCCATCAACCTCAAACTCATATTCGCTATCAGGAGCAAAACAAACCATATCCCCTACGTTTACGCCTTGACTTATAAGATACTCATTTGGGTATTTCATTACCGCCATGAGTGGTTCATTACTAAAAGGCTTCTTAATATACGAGTCAATTGCAGGTATAGGCTTGACAAAACAATACCTATCGTATGCATTCCATGTGGCCCCCTTTTTGTAGAGGAAAAACTGATCTGTTTCTATGAAAAAGTTATCATCTCGAAAGAAGCTTCTGCCACTTTTTTGACGACCCCTCATGTCGTTGTAATACTTAAAAACATTGTGATGTACAAGAAGAGTATCTCCGGTTGCAATCGGACCTTTGTAACCTAATGGCAACTCAACGACTTCGGCATATCTATTAGAGAACTGATGGTCTTCTTCAGATGTGCTCACAATAAAATCAACTCCTCCTAATTCTCTTGTGTTGTCGTATCGTTTTCCATTTACAGGCTTCGCTATGAAGTAGAATGGTGAACGCATTTAAAAATTTATATTATATTCGATTGAAATTGGTATTGTTGCATTAAACTCTTTCCACAACACAACCTCTTCTTTCTGATTCATTATATAAATCAAAATAGACTTAGAGTCTATGCTGTATTTTATAAGGTGTATCTCATTGCTATCGCCAAGGACCTTTTGCCCCACAATATAGTGCATTGCACCTCCCTTATAATCAGGTCCTATTGATATTTTTCTAATGTCCATATTTATATTAATGTGTAAGTAACATAAACGTCCATGGTCCCATTCCCTCCTGTTGGATTAGCGCCTCCATTTATAGTAATTGTCAATGGGCTTCCTAAAATTAATGCTTGAAAAGCATTTACTCCTGATATTCCTCCTGCAAAATATGAATTATCAAATCCTGCGGTTATTATGCTAGAAGCGTTTATTACATATAAAGCATTGCCATTTACTATATTCAATCCTCCTGCTGAAGAATAAGCAGACCCTAAAAAATTAAAGTCAATAACTATGGACAAAGGGATAATAGCCTTACCTGAAACAGCAGGAACTAATACAAAAGGAGACGTACCCATTGCAAGTATGTTAGCACTAGATAAGGTTCTCTTTACATTAATAACTTCACTTAGAGGATTTGACCAAACTACACCTGCTGCCGACCCTTGACTTGTTAATACTTGCCCCGAAACTCCTTCAGTAGAATTTAAATAAATTTTACTATTAGGGGCAGTAAGATCTCCTGATAATTGCAAGTTATTTACTTGAACGCCTCCTGAAATAAGTGTGTTTGCGCCTAAATTAACATTACCCGTTGCTCCTGTATATGGAACAAATCCGCTTCCTGAATTAATAAACGAAGCCAACTGACTTACTGTAAAGTTTTTGGTAGCGTTATTGTCATTGACATCAGTTCCAATTAACATATCTCCGCCTACGACAGGAGGGGTTGCGGTTGCATACGATTCTATTTTTGCCATTGTTATTTATTTAATTGTATATTCTTATTTCAAAGCTAGTGTTAAACAATTCGTCATTCACGGCTGCAAGTGTATTAGTAATTGCACTATTTATATACATAATAGAATCTGTTGCAGGAACGACAGTAACATAAGCTCCATTTAATGCCCCTTCTGCCGCTGAACCTATAGTTATAAAAGTTTTATCTAAAGGAAATAGATTATTTGAAAATACTCGGTAATCCCCATCGGCATTAAATCCAAACCATATATACCCAATAGTATTCTCAAGAACTGTTACTACCGGAGCTCCCCTGTTGTATTGTAGACTTATATTAGCACTACCCGGTAAATTACCTACTTGAGTACACACAAATGATGTCCCTTCATTACTATTAGGTGCTCCAAAAACAGTTAAATCAACATTGTCTTCATTAATAAAAATATAATATGTTACCCCTAATGATAACGTATTACCGGCTGTTAATTCTTCTACGAAATCTCCGCCACCCTGTGATAATAAAGCCGTATACACTTTATATGGCCCTAATCCTACAAAATCAGATATCTCTTGAATAGTAAAGTTTTTCGTCTCGTTATTATTAGCAGAATCCGTTCCAATTAGCTTATCCGCTCCTGATATAGGAGAAGACGCCTTTACGTATGATTCTATTCTTGCCATTGTTATATATTTTTAAATTAAGGTTAAATTTAAATCATTTGCTGCTATTACATACGCATCACTATTGACATCAGATGCTTCACCCCAAGACTGATATTCTTCACCTTCAATAGTCAAGTTTCCTTGTGCTAATTGTGTTCCATCTTCAGCAAGTAACTGATAATAAAGTGTTGCTGATGTATCAAGGTTGTCATTAATAATAGTTAATGATAATTGTGTTGATTGGGAATTAGCCCCATTTGCCCAAATTAATACTGGTTGAATTGCTTTCATATATTTTAATTTAAAAAGTTGATAAAGTTGCTCGTTGCCAAGTGTTAGTTGCAACACACACATAAATGAATCCGTTCACTATTCTTATCTCCCCAGTTGTTCCTGTTGATGATGATGTTGCTGGTGCTGTGTTTAATGCTGATAATTGGAATTGATTTGCTCTTGCAGTACCATTTACATCAAATTTGTATCCTGAATTTGTAGTTGTTCCAATCAATACATTACCATCATTGTCTATTCTTAATCTTTCTGTTCCACTTGTTGTACCATTTGCAGTAGTACCCATTACGAAGTAAGTTCCATTTGCAGTTGATGTCCAATTTTCTGAAGAATAAGAACTTAAAAATGCTTTACTTCCAGTTGTAAAAGATGTGCCATCATAACCCCTAAATCCAAAAACACCTATAACATCACCTGATTGTATAGCTGATGGGGAAGCAGATGTGCCTCTTGCTTTTCTTAAAATTGCAGCTGGAGCAGCAGCACCAAAGTTTGCAGTATACCTATCTAATGTCAAGTTTTCAGGAGCATCAAAAGTAGTAGGTGATGATGAAGTAGATACATTGTGCAGCATTGATGAAGGTGATGTTGTTCCAATTCCCAAACGATTATTTACTTCATCATATGCCGATGTTCCAAATAGTATCTTTCCTTTAGTAGCGTTGCTTGTTGATTGCAAAGTTAATGTACCACCTGATGTAGTGTTGCCTAATAATGTAGGTGTCTGTAATGATGTAACTGCTCTTGCTGTACCATTTACATCTAATTTATAACCTGCGTCTGTAGTTGTTCCTATTAATACATTACCATTTGCTTTTATAGCCATTTTTTCAGACCTTGCAACATTGTTTGTTAATGATGTTTCAAATGTAATTCTTTGTGGTGCATTACCAGTAGATATATTTTGGTCTGCTTTAAAAAATATTGCACCAGTTCCCCCACCACCTGATGTGCCATCATAAGCGTTGCTTAAAATTGCAGTAATAGCATCATTTGCTAATGGTGGTGTTGGTGAAGATAATGTACCTCTTGACCTTAACCCAACAAAAGCAGCATATCCATTTAAAGAACCAGTATTTTCAGCAGATATTTGTCTTATCCCACAAAATGCATTGTTTGCTAATTGCGCGATTGTTTCTGCTCCACCCAATAAGTTTGCATTTATTGAACTTCCATCAGAGATGAATAACTTACCAATTGGTGGACTTGCCGTTCCAATTCCCAAACGATTATTAACTTCATCATATGCTGATGTACCAAATAGTATCTTGCCTTTAGTAGCATTAGATGTAGATTGCAAAGTTAATGTACCACCTGATGTAGTGTTGCCTAATAATGTAGGTGTCTGTAATGATGTAACTGCTCTTGCAGTACCATTTACATCTAATGTATACCCAGCATCTGTAGTTGTACCTATTAAGATATTACCATTATTATTAATTCTTAATCTTTCTGTTGCTGATGCTGTTCCATTAGATGTAGTGTTGAATGTCATATAAGCACCTTGAGCAGCATCTGTCCAATTTTCTGCTGCTATAGCACCAACAAAAGCTCTTGAACCTGAAGAAAATCCAGTTGCCCCATATCCTCTAAATCCAAATGCCCCCAATCCATCTGATGATTGAACAGCTGATGGAGAAGTTGATGAACCTCTTGCTTTTCTTAATATAACTGTACTAAATGTACCTCCAATTGAGCCTACATATCTGTCAATAAACATATTGTCTTGTGAATCAGAACCACTTGGTGATGAAGCAGTAGATACATTGTGCAATAATGATGAAGGCGATGCCGTACCAATTCCCAAACGATTATTAACCTCATCATATGCACTTGTTCCAAATAACAATTTACCCTTTGTTGCATTTGTTGTACTTGATAATGTAAGACTTTCACTTGCAGCAGTTCCCCCAACAACAGACTGACCACCACTAACACCAGTAGATAGATTGTTTGTAATTGTTCCTGATGAATTGGTAAGACCAGTGCTAAATGTTAATGTAGCAGGTATAGCCTGAACTGCCAATTTACCTGTTGCGTCTGCAGTTACCATTCTGCTGCCAACACCTGCAAGATTTCCAAATATTATATCTCCTGACGTATTCTCATAAGCTATATGAGTAGTATTAGTTAAAGATGTAATAGTAGGATTGTAATATATGCCTCTAACCTTAGTGCCTGTAATTCCAGCGTTTGTTATATTAATAGTTGGATTTATTAGCAATGTATTGCCATCGTAATTATTGCTATTCGCATCTTCCCAACCTAGATTAATATTTAAAATAGAAGAATTGGCTTGAAAAAATGGCCTTGTTTGATTAAATCCATCTCTTCTAACAAATGCCCATTTATGCTGTGCGCCTCCCTGCTCATCTTCTTTTAAATAAGTATAATTTCCATTTCCAAATTTTCTCCAAAATCCAAGTGTAATTGGTAGTGTTGCAGATAAAGTGTTTATGTCAAACTGAGAACTACCTGCGGCTCCTGCATAAAAATCTCCTTGCGCTCCAAGCAATCCTGTAAATCTTCCGGTACCATTAATGTCTAAAGAAAAAGAAGGTGTTGATGTCCCTACGCCTAATCTATTATTTGCATCATCCCAAAAGAAATTAGCATTATCTTGAGCTATTGTTGTTCCATTAGAGAACAATACAGATCCTAATGTAAGAGAGGGAAGTTGAAAAGGTGTATATCCAAGTATTGTTGATATAGAAGCAGTCTTCCATTGTGCAGGAGAAACTGTATTGTCATACCACAGTGTATCTTTATATGTTGGACTTTGAGCTTGAACATTGTGAAGCTCATCTAACTCATACCCATTCTGTATATTTACATACATTCTTCCTGCTGAACCATTACTAGCTGTAGTCACTGTGCCAATATATACAAGGTGTGCAGGGGCGTATGGTTTTATCTTTGTAATAGAACCTGCTGTTGCTCCAAGATATACAGGATCGCCATCAGACCATGTAGCAGTAGGTAGAATGTTAAGACCATCTAACAAACCCTGCATCATAATCAAACCTTTCTGATTAGCTGCTATAGAAGTAGATAATACAATACCTACAGTTCTAGCTGATGTAGCATCTCCTACATTGCTAGCAAGCTTAACAGTCATTCTATCGCCTTGACCACCAAAAGCATATACCACTTGACCCTTTGTTATTGTAACAGAGTCATCATTAGTAACATATCCAAGAAGTGTATTAGGAGCTGTACCTATAACTCTAAAAGCAGGAATAGAAACATCATAAACGCACAGCATATCTCCATTTGCTATAATATCTCCCCCTATAAGAGCGCCATCATTATTTCTATACAATGGACGTGCTCCTATTCCATTTATATTAAGTGTGCAACCTGTAGTGTTACCATTTATAAATCTGACAATATACGAATCTCCTTCGCTATATGACGCCGGAGCTCCTGCTATAGTTACAGTGTATGTATCTGTACCTGATGCTATTCCATGAAGAATACTGCCACCGCCTCCACCTCCACCGCTATATTGAGGAATATTTAGTGTACTACCTATAAGAGTAGCAGCACCTGAAGTTCCTGTTGTTGTAAGTGTTATTGTATCTTGTTTACCATCAAATGTATTCCAATCAGAAGAACTTAAGTATCCATCTTGCGCTAAGCCTGCTTGTTGTATTGTAATATTTGGAGTTGCACCCCCTGAGGATGCTAATGGTGTAGTTGCTGTAACAGATGTTACGGTTCCTGCTGATACTACAATATTTCCTGACGCGTCAGCAAAGTTTCCATTTACTGACACAGGGATATAGCCTCCTACTGCAGGAAATATAAAAGACTGATTGTTGTAACTGTTTATTATTAAATCTACATAGTTAGCGCCTAAAATGTATCTTATTTTATTTGGGCTATAATCTGCGCTATACGTAACGCTTTCAAGATGCAAATTATCTATTTCCCAATTCGAGTAAGTGTTGAGTGCATCGCTATACAAGTACATCGCAGGCTCTCCGTAAATCTTCTCTACATCTATTCTTGCGTAACCATTTATGGTATTTAAATTTATATTATTGCCGCCTACATTTCCTATACTTAGAACGCTTGCTAAGTCTTGGCTTCCTGTAACATAACCCCAAATAGCAGGAGAGCTCGGGCCTTGACTCAAAAGAGCTTGTCCGGGCAATCCTGCTGTACCATTGGCTATAAAATTTCCACTAATTGATATCTCTGTTGCAGATAAATTAAATGCACCTAAATCTACATCATTATTTGCCCCTACGTATGGAACAAGGAAGTTTCCGCCTATTGATGCTGCAAAATAATTGACTAAATCGCCAACCGTATAGTTCTTGGTCTGCATATCATTATTGGCATCACTACCAATAACCTTATCTCCGTCAACTATACTTCCGTCAATGACGTATGTGCTTATCCTTGCCAATTAGGTTTAATTTAAAGTTAATAGATATAGTATCTTGTCTATTAATGAAAGCATCTCATCCATGATGTTTTGAATCTCAGATGGATAGTTGTTCCTTTCCGTATCTACAATAGACTGCAACTCTTTTAAATGAGAAATAGCGTCCATATTCTTTGATTCAGGAATGACAATCTCACATCTTTTGAATCTACCAAAGTATGCTTCTGTAAACTTATCTGTTAAATCAAGTATGCCATCATAGTAAGCGTTCAACGCTTTATGCTCAGCAAATGACGTTGTTTGGAGATGTGCAATATGCATCGTATCTCTTGAATGGAACAGTGTTCCGATAAATTTTCCCGGTGTCATATTAATTTTGTTTTTTAGTTACTTCTCCTGTTTGCATGTTGATAACTGAGTCTGCTCCGTACTTATCAATCAACATCTTCTCATGATGACCAAATACGCTTTTTAATTCCTCAATATGCTTGAATAAACTTTGCTTCTGTAGCTCAATATCTCCAAGACCCATCTTTGCCTTTGCGAAATCTGAGTTCATTGTTTGGATTAGGTTCAATTCGTCTTGAGTAATGAAGACTTTTTCTGTTGTTGTTTCCATTTAATTTAATTTTTTTGGTTATGGAAACAAAGATAATATTTATTACTGAATATTTCTTTTAATGGAACTACCGAAGTAGTAACCAAAAATAGAGAGCACAACACCTTCTGAGATTCCAATAAGATGTATCCATATCTCTTTATTTTGGTCCGGGATTTGCAGATATACAATTGCGTAGACTATGAAACAAAATACCGACAGGCCGACAAAACCTGTCAAAAAAAACATAAAATCAAATTTATGAACTTTAGCTATCTCAATTTCTCTATTACGAGCGGATTCTCTATCCTGAACCTCAAGTGCAAACACTTCTTTGAGATGATCAAGAGCAATAGCCTTGTCTTCGGGAGATAATTCGTCTGATGACGAGATGAGGTTCTTAACAATACCTAAAACACCCTGATTAGGGAGCACATCGCCTACAGTATCTAATATCTTAGGCGCCTTGTCCTTTAAGAATTTACCAACCTTGGTATCCTTAAACTTCTTTTTTTCTTTTTCTTCCATTAGTCTTTGCTTTCGAAGTGCATCCAATCAAAATTCTTTTCGATACCCAATGAGATAAATCCATGCTTATAAAAAATGTCAATCATTGGCTTGTATTCAGGACGAGCAAATCTTGCTGTTCTTTTTGTTTCTTTTAAAGTGTTTCTTGCAGGATCTAAATCAATAGCTATTCCCCATGCATGCATTGACCATGCGCTCCCATTTCTCATTCTTCTATAATTGAAGCAACCGCCAAATAAGTCAATGCCTAACTCTTTTATTTTATTGTATCCATACTCAACCATCAACTCATTAAACACAGATGATAACCTATCCGCTACCAACTTGTGACACATAATAGAGTTGACTGTAGTGTCAGTATCCCATGCAAGTCGCATAGGGTATGGTAAATTAATTCTTACTAAATAACCGGCTCCTGTTTCGTTTGGAGTACCATATTTTTTAATTGCAGCTTGTGTTGTCATCGTCCTTGTCCTTTATATGGCTTCTTATACAATTTGCTTGTCTTTAATAAACTGGTTTTTGTCTTTGAAGCTACGCCTTTTGTTTTTGCCTTCTTTCTAAAAGAAGCGTCTATTGATACCTTTGCTTTTGCCATTTTTATTTAGTTAAGAACTCAACAATAATTTTTAAAGCACCAATGCCTATTAATGTTATTGTAGCGTAAAAATAAGCTTTGTATTTTTTTAATTGGTCTTTGATATCGTCCAACTCAGACTTCATGTCTTTAAAATCGCTAATTAAGCCTCCTGATGTTTTATCGATAGGATTGCCTGTAAGTAAAGTATGTATATCCTTTAACATAACTTTCATTTCAGAAACCTCTCCCTTTATTCCCTCTAATTCCTGTGCCATAGAATCAAGTCTGATATTTTCAGTAGCGGTAATCATTTTTATTTTTTTATTTTACCAAAGGGCATTTATAAGAGTTGCTGTTGTTGCTGACGCCAACTTAATTACTTGTACAGGAAGTACAGAACCTGCAGTTACGCCACTAAATGTGACAATATCTCCACTTATTGTAGTTACTACTACGTTACCTGCTCCGCCTATGTATAAAAAACAACCCATATTGCCCGATCCTGTCTGTAATGAAGCTTGGTAAATCACATAAGCCTTGGCTGTTGCTGCAAAAATGTTTGCATTTAATACAAGAGTAGTCTGATTTGTTACAGATACAACTGTAGCAGCCGTAGAATCGGTAGTATTGTAAACGATATCTCCCGGGGAGATAACTCTTGTTACAAAAGTTGCAGCTGAATCAATTAATTGACTTGCTCCTGTAGCCGTATTCGTTCCTGTTTGAAGGTCGGCAGGATAAGGAATATTTGCATTATCCGATTTAATAACCGGTAACGCTCTCGAGAAGGTTGTTTTAAATAAGCTCATGATTTATTTTTTTTCGTTGTTATTGTAAGGAAATGCCTTGTTCATTTTCTTTCTTCTTTCTTCGCATCCGCAGTCATCTTTGCCTACGGCCTTTGATACTGCGTGTACTACTTTCTTAATTCCTGTTGCTGTTGTAATCTTGTCGATTGTATCTCCAAGACCTTTGCTTTCTTGACTTAATTTCATTTGATTTGATTTATGGTTTTTTTGGAAATCCCATCTTATCGTATCCGGGTTTACCTTTTAATTTTTGTCTTTGTAAATTCTTACTTGCTGCAGCTAACTTGTTAGAAGCTACTGATGTTTTTGAATAATTACCTACACCTGAATACGAATCAGCTAGATTTTTTGTAGCCTTTTTAACTTCTTTTTTGTAAAAAGCCGTGCTGTCCTGAGTAGGAGTTGGCGATAATGGGTAGTCTCTGTTTGGCATAATTTTAAATTTTAAATTTTTGATACTCTATTTCCCATTCCTACTCTTGACTTTTCTGCCTTCTTTGCCATAAGCTTTGAAGGAGATATTTCGGATTTGGTTTTAGGGGTTTGTGATGAAATACGATTTGTTGGTCGGCAATACTCATTCTTTCCTCCTGCTCCACACGCCTTGCCTGATTTTGTGTCTACCCACTTCTCTGATTGCCATCTTTTTAAAGATGTGCCCTGTTCTGTTTTGCGAACAGTGCCTGATGACTTCCTGCATTTAGCAATAGCTTGTGACGCCCTTGCTGAAGGAAACACATCATACTGAGCTTTTACTTTTCTATAACAGGCGTCTTTTGGCATTACTTTTTATTTTTCTTTATAGGCATACTTGCGTTACCCTTTAAAAACTTCATAGCTCCGTCTAATGATTTCTTAGACTCAAACTTTGCAGCTTTCTTTACTATTTTCTTCATTGACGTTGCCATGACTATCTGTTTTTAGATATTGACCAAATAGTACCAATTGCTGTCATTATAGCACCAATAGCTTCTTCAATCATAGCTTCATTTGAAATGCCTTTAATGATTGCAATACCGCCAACGAAAGTTAGCGCGTGTCTGATTATTCCTAATACTTGTTCTTTGCTCATAATTTTAAATTTTAATATTTACCTTTTCTTCCTTTCGGATTAGATGTTGTTGAACCGCCCGGACCTGCCCAAAGATTTTTGCAAGCCCAATACTTTGCAGATAATTTGTCATTGGCTGTGTCACAACCATGTCTTGCCTTGAAACTCTTACGAGCCGCCGCTGAATAGTTGTTGCCATAACCGGTTGCACCAAAATGAACAAGTTTCTCCTGACCATTGGCACAGGCTTTGACCATCTTCTTCTTGCCCGGCCTGTCAGAAGCGACAGGTCGGTTGCAACTCATTTTTGACTTATCTGCCATTACCCTTCATTTAAAGGTGTTTTGAAATCTCTACTTGGATGACCTGCTTGAACAGGAGCTGTTTCTTCTACTTTTTTTGTTTCTTCAACTATAGGAGCAGCAGAAGGTTGCGTTACTTTCTCCTCAGTTGTTTCAAGTGCTGTTTTCTTTGCCATTGTTGTTTATTTTAAAGTTGCTCTATTTGTAATCTTGTTGTAATCGTAATCCGATGCTTTATGCTTTGACGATTTTACTGCTCGAGCTACTGCCCTTTCAGAAGCAGTCATTGCATTTTTTTTAGCACCCTGAGATGTAAAAGTCTTTCCATCCGACTTTAGGTCTCCACGTTTTACTAAGAGACCTACTGCCATTGAGCGAGAACCAACTTGAGAAGCAAGTCTGTTTATCAGTTGGTTCCTGCCCATGTATTTCTGACTCTCAGATTTCATTATTAAGCTCTTTTAGCCATGCCTTTACCTTTGGCATCTTTTACCATTTTCTTTGCTACGCCGCCTGCTTTTATAGCTGCGCCTGATTTGCCTGTCATGTTTTTAGCTTTGTCTTTAACCATTCCTTTTAAGTTTGAACCACTTGAAGGCATTTGCATTCTTGAAGAACTTGGTAAACTTGGAGTTGCTTTTTTCATTTTTTTATTTTTAATTGTTAGTGAAAAATTAATTGTATCCTGAGAATCCTAATCCTGAACCTTGACCCGGACATCCTCTTTTTCCGCAACGAGCACCTCTGTTTGACTGCCTAACCGCTCTATTAGTTTGCCTCTCTGATCTATTGTATTCTCTTCTTTCTTTTCTTTCTTCTCTTTTTTCTTTGCTACCAAAAAATGATGGACCTGAAGAAACCGGGCTTAAGTTTGGTGTTGCTGATAATGGGTAATCTCTGTTTGTCATAATTATGATTTTTTAGATTTTGCAATTTGTCTTTTAACTTGATTTCTTCCAACTTTTACATATCCTTCTTTTCCTCCTGCAAGTGTTACTTTCTGAGGAAAAACTTTTTTACCTGATGCTAATCCTGATGTATCTAGAGACCTAGCTTGAATCATTTCAGTTTTGTTTTTATTCTTCCACTCAAGTTTAGGATTAGAGCTTTTATTGTATTCTTTTTTTATCGACTCTTGATAAACATTTGCTTTCTCCTTATCCCTTCTGCTCATTGGCTTAGGGATAGAATCAAATGAAGGTGTTGTTGATAATGGATAGTCTCGTCCCATGGTTTTATTTTTTAGATTATCATTTTTGGAATAGGTGTTGCAGCTAATGGGGTGTCAGGTCTAAGTGAGGTTTTATTAACAAGACCTCTGCTTGGGAGAGGAGCTGTGCTTACCAGTGTACGATTTACAAGCGCCCTGCCGTCAGGGTTTGTAGTTTTCTGAACTTCGCCTTTGTTAACTAATGCTCGTCCCATAATTATTTTTTTTACCTTTACCAAACAAAGATAATAAATTTAATTAAATGAAATCACGGAAGAACGACTACCTGAAATATTGGAAGGTCATCAGGCAATTCATCAAGTCAAAGTATGGGATTGGTCAGGCCGACCTCGACATGCTACTCTTTCTCTACTCAGAAGGATATTTTAAAAAGACAGACTTTCTAAAGTTTAACAACATACTCAGTTGGGACGTCAACCGGTTTGAACGCATGAGACAAGAAGGATGGATCTCGGTGTTTAGAAAAGGAGCTGGACGTACACACACAATCTATGAGTTGTCGTTCAAGTCAGCGCGAATGATTGACTCAATGTACAAGAAACTGAATGGCGAAGAGATACCATCCTCACTCGGAAGCAACCCTATGTACCACAAGAACGTGAAGTACTCAGACAAGGTTTACCGCAATATGATTACCGAAATGAATAAGGAGATTAAGGCTATAAAACAACAACAACGTCTCGCTCCTGAATAATTCCGAACTGCTCGTCATTGATTATCATGGTGTACCCATGAGCCTTGTCGTAGTATATCTCATCGCCTTCGTTGATAACCGTCACGTCAGTGCCCGGCTTGTGCACGATGGCACGCTTGTAGCGTAGTTGATTGGTATCTTCTCCTGACAGGATTAATCCTGACTGAGTTTTAACCTCTTCTTCAATTATTTTTACAACAATGTATTTGCCGATGGGTTTCATTTAATTTTATTTTATATCAGGCTCATAACTCCTTGCCATTGTGATGATTGCATTAGTGCTTAGAATAGTAACTGCTACGCTTATTGCGTTCTGAAGTGCGCTTCTTGTGACCTTTAGTGGGTCAATAACACCCATTTTGATTAGGTCTCCCTTCTCTCCTGTCTTCAAATTGTAGCCAAATCCAGCCTCTTCCTGCCCATTATAGATGTTTGTGACACATAGACCTGCATTCTCCAATATCTGCGTCAGAGGGGCTTGCAATGCATCCTCAAGTATCTTCATTGCTACAAGTTGCTCTTCAAGCATCAACTCAGGAGCAAGTTCTGATGCTTTTATCTCAGCAAGTGCCTTGCCTGCCCCCGGCAAAATACCCTCCTCCAAGGCAGAACGAACTGCACACACCGCGTCATCTACCCTATCGTACAGTTCCTTCTGTTCTAAGTCGGTATTACCACCCACGAAAATAACACCTATACCGCCTGTCAAGGAAGCAATACGCTCCAACAGAAAATCTTTGTCATTTTTACGAGTCGCCTGAGCGTGAGCGCTCCATAGTTGAGAAACTCTCTCGTCAATCGCCTCTTTCTTTGCCCTTGCATCTGACTTAAGGACAACAGTCTTGTCCTTGCTAACGATAACTTTTGCAGCATGACCAAGGTCAGCGTAAGTGATATGGCTAAGGTCGTCTCCTGTTTTCTCGCTGAAATATGTCGCACCAACACTAACCGCTATGTCATGCATAACCTCATGCTGCTTGTATCCAAAGTTCGGAGGAGGAACGGCACACACTTTCAAATTCCCCTTCATCACATTCGCCGCCAACGTGTTTACCACGTTCACATTGCATGGAGAGATGATAAGCAACTTTTTACCCTCAGTAATGATTGGCTTCAATACGTTCTCAATCTGAAGGATATTTGCTATCTCCATGTCAGCTACCAATACCATCACGTCCTCAAAGACACACTCGTCCTTTTTTTGGTCGTTGATGAACAGCGGACTTAGATACCCTCTGTCAAACTTCAACCCCATGGTCGTCTCAGCATACGTGTCATGCGTCTGACTCTTCTCAACCGTCACTATACCTGTCTTGCCAACGTCTTTGTACACCTCAGCAATTATCTGCCCAATGCTCTTGTCATTATTCGCCGATATGGTCGCCACGTCCGATAGCATCTTAGT